ATAAAACCGGGTGATGCAAAAGTAGCCATTTGATTCACAAGGCCATTGACGCATCGCCCGGTTAGTTTTAACCTTGTCCACCGTGATTCACGTTCGTGAACATGTCCTTTCAGGGCCGATATAGCTCAGTTGGTAGAGCAGCGCATTCGTAATGCGAAGGTCGTAGGTTCGACTCCTATTATCGGCACCATTTAAATCAATAAGTTACACATCATTAGTACCTTCCTTATTTTTTGACTGGGACAAATTTGGGACCGATGGGTTCAGGATCGAGTCTATTTGCCGTGCGTGTTCGGTAAGGTGATTAGGTGCAAGGTGAGCATATCGACGAACCATTTCGATAGACTCCCAGCCTCCCATTTCCTGTAACACTGACAACGGGACTCCGGCTTGAACCAGCCAACTTGCCCAGGTGTGTCTCAAGTCGTGAAATCTGAAATCATCAATACCAGCCCGTCTCAGCGCCGCTTTCCAGGCTGTGTTTGCGTCATACCGCATCTTCCTTACTGTTGGCGCTTTCGTTCCGTCTGGTTTGGTACAGCTTTCCTTGTACACAAATACCCAACGGTGATGATTCCCGATTTGTTTTTTCAAAACGCGACATGCAGTATCATTCAGCGCAACGCCGATTGCGCGGTTTGATTTACTCTCTTCTGGGTTTATCCATGCCACCCGGCGCTGCATATCTATTTGTTGCCATTCAAGGTTGATGATGTTCGAGCGTCTTAAGCCTGTTGCCAGTGCAAATTCAACAACAGACTTTAATGGCTCCGGACATTCATCAATCAGCCTTTGTGCTTCATGGGGCTCCAGCCAGCGGATCCGTTTATTCTTTGGTTGAGGCACTTTAATAATTGGTGCCTTATCCAGCATTTTCCATTCACGCTCTGCGGCTCTTAGTAGGGCCTTTATAAATGAAAGATGCGTAGCCTTCGTTGCAACGGACGCTGGTTTTGGCGTGTATTCTGGAACAGGTTTCCCTTTTTTTCTGCATGCTTCTGCCCTGAGTTTCCAGTTTTCCTCATGACGCCGGTTCGTCATTTTCTGCATTGCTGAATAAATTTTTGATTCAGTAATGTCTCTTAGTTGCATTCCTGCGAAATGTTGAAGCCAGAATCCGATCCGGCTTTTGTCATCGTCCAGTGATTTTTTATGTGCTTTCTCTTCAAGCCACCTGACACACGCTTCCTCGAACGTTATATCAGGTATTTCACCAAGTTTGCTGACCCGCCATGCTTCAGCCTTTAGCTTGTCATGGAGTTCTGTCGCCTGCCTTTTGTCCTTTGTTCCAAGAGACTGTTTAAATCTTTTACCGTTCGGCAATGTGAAACTGGCGTACCATATTTCACCTCTGCGGAAGAGTGACATTTTCTTTCCTCTGTTATGCCATCACCCGCGCTCACCTGGACAGTATGCAGCGGAGACTGAAGAGCCGCAATGCAGGCTTGTCGTGTTGTGAGGTAAGGAGATTTATTCTTAGTGGGATCTTTGCGTGTTGCCTGAAGACGCCCTGTGCGTATCCAGTTAATGGCAGTCGGTCTGGATATCTTGAGAAAATGACAGGCCTCATCGAGTGTGAGGCTGTATGGCTCCATTATTTCACCTCTTGCTGTGACATTGTTGAAAAATGGATACCAGCTCGTTGCTGCCAGACGATCCAACCGAGAGTCATATCCCATGCCATGTATTCGTTATCGCCGTTTTTTGCTCTCCGACGATCGACTGTTTTACCGAAACGCTTTTCCATAAATAATTCATAGGCTGCGCGTTCATCTGGCTCAACTTCCAGAGATGCCAGTGCAATCCGTGCCAGTTCTAAATCATTTTCAAGCTCAGCGCGAATCTCAGCGAATGCACTCTGTGTTAAGGCGAACTCAATGCTCTGCACTTTATTCCGTGCGCGCTCAAGCAGTGCATGGTAGTTAATTTCGGTTGTCATACCCCTACCTCTTTGAATTCCAATTCCAATTGATCACCCCAGATTTCACATGACTCTGAACACGAGCCGGTATCGAATCGCCTGGCCTGTACCATCGCCTGATACAAATTTCTGTAGTCGCTGTTGGCAGACATTCTGGCAATTCCGTCAAGCGTCAGGTGACCACGGTACATAATGTCTTTACCTGTTCTGCGATGACCATCCCTGACGTGTTTGCCTGTAACCAGCTCATTAAAAACTCGCATCAGACCTGGTTCGTCTTTACATGCAAGCCCCAGCTTTTGCGTTGACTTTTTGATGCAGAAAACACAGTTCCCGAGATGCTCCGGGATTTGCAAATCAAAAGGTTGTTTTCGCCACCACCGGATAACATCCGACTTATCAAAATCTGACAGCTCGGCAAGATACCGGACGCCCGATTTCGGTTTCAGCCTACGGGGTTCGTCTGCACGAATACCCAGCCATGTGATGTAATTACCTCGCCCGAAATGGTTATCGCAGTATTTCGTGAAAGGGATGAGTTTTAGCCTATCAGTACAGAACGCGCCGCCGATGTATGGCGTGCCGTACTTTTTAACCATGTCCATAAACGGTTTAAGCACCGGCATTCGTGTCTGAATATCCTTTGGCTCCCATTCTGTATAACCATTTGGCTGCCCAAGCTCAGGATTTATATCGACCTGTAACACAGTTAGTGGTATGTCCCAGAACTTCACAACCTCCCGGATAAAGCGGTATGTCAGCGGATGTTCGCAACCGGTATCCATAAAGATGTAGCAGACGTTATTGCCAGCCTTTCTTTGTTCTTCCATCAGGTGAACAAGATATGCGGATGTTCTCCCGCCAGAAAAACTAACTACATGAGTTATGCACATTTGCGTAATTCCGATAACTCGTTGAAGCGTTCCATAAACATCCCGTAGGCATGGCCCGGTGCCAGTGGAATAACTTTGAACATCTCTGTTGCCGGGATACCTTCCAGTACAGGCCATAAAGAGCCATCATCAAGCCCGAGATCACGGCGTTCGGTTGCCAGCATGATGAGATCGGCATATTTCACGGGCGTGCTCATAACCGGGGGCAACTCGTATTTCTCACGGATTACTGCATCTATTTTTTCTTCCATCCGTTTATAGTCAGGAAGAAGGCGTTTCAGTGGCGCCGGGATGTCCTGGCAATACGCTTCTGTTGCATCATGCATTAACGCTTCAAAAGCAAATTCCTGCGGTACCAGTTGGCTGCAAAGCACCGCATGTTGGGCAACGCTGTAGAAATGTGAAAGATGCCCTGCAAAGCGACAGATATTTGAAAGAGAAACCGCGATATCGTTAATAACGATGTCGTCTTTATTTATCCTGTCATAATAAAAATGCTTCCCGGAAAAAGTTTTAATAAATGACATTTTGTTCTCCACGTATATGCGCTGCACCGCGCTGAATTCTGGTAAAAGGAAGCCCTCACCATCCGGCGATTATTGAGTCAATTACGTTTCCATAAATGCCCCCGCAGGGGCATTTGCAGTAATGAAATCAGGCGGTGAAAGTACCAATAAAGGTTTCTACTTTGCTGTCTTTGAATTTCTCAACAAGCAGATCACGAAATTCGTTAGCCATTTCTTCCTGCACTGCTTCCAGCTGAATAATGCGCAGAACCAGTACAGGACGATCGCCAGTGATAATGCTGAGGCGTAATTTAAACGGACGTTCTTTCAGGCCTTCAAACGGAACGCATTTAAATTCAAATGCCACTGGCATAATGTCTTTGGTCTTCGCTTCGACAGACTCCATCAGGGAGCGTTTGCCGCTGAAGTCATTATCTTCAAAATCAGCGGTCTGGTTTGCTTCAATCGTGATTTTACGGATCGCCGCAGCCGCTTTTGTTGCCTGAATGGCGTCACCATTAGCATCAAAGCCCACAAGGTAGTCGGCCCAGTCTTCAATCCATTCTGCCAGTGACTTCTGGGAGTTACGCTCGCCGTTAACAGACAACAGAGCAGAGAACGGTGCTGTCTTTTTCAGTTTGAGAGTGGCGGTGTTATCTGCGTGACCTGGTTCATCAATAGTACCCAGGTTAAGCACACTGACGGCTCGCATATTATCGGCATCGATAAAGCAGCGGGTGCCTTCATCTGCAAGATCTTTAGAATAACGGGTAAAGTCATCGATGCTGGCAGTGGAAAGCGCACCACGGAAACGGAAGCGATTTAAATTAAATTTTTCCAGATCATGAATGCGGAAATTCTCAGGCAATGCCACAGCATCGGCACCAATCTTACTGATAATTTCATTAACACCCTGAGCAGAAATAAGGGCATGGATTTGATTAATTGCGGTTGCGTCTAAGTTCTGAGACATAATAAGTCCTCACTATATAAAGATATTCAGTGATGAGATAAATAATCAGTTTATTAAGAACGATATTAACGACCTGCTGCGCGGAGTTTTCCGTCAGGTTCACCGGCAAGAGTCAGTAATTGTCCCTGGTCTTCCTGCAGAATAGTCAGGCGACCACCGCGATTGACATACATCGGCGTTTCGGTGGTGTCTTCTTCGGAAATTTTCCCGCGGTTAGTCGGGCGAACATATGAGAGTTTGTGTTTGATTTTCACACGGTTCTCATCAAATGGTTCGATTTCCAGGTTGAGTGAGACCTTACCTTTGGTTTTCGTGTTCATCACACCGGAAGCGACTTCACTGAGAACTGCGCCGATTTTGGTTTCAAATACGCCGCCGTCCAGCTCCCCGATAAATGCCTGCACATCAGTACTGCGTTCGCTAGCCATTTTGCTGCTCCTCATCATATCGACCCTGCAAGGTCGGTTGGTTTCTCCACAAAACAGAGAAGAACACCTGCGGTGGCAGCCGCCCGGATGGATTGGGTTATGAGCCCGTCGTCCGGTGATGCCCTTCTCTGTTTTGTAAAAAGAGCGGTACCAGCCGGAAGCAAGTGTACAAACTGGTACCGCCAAAGCAGTGGCTGTTGTGGTGGGGTTGTCACTCAGGCGTATGGTCAACCTGACAATCCGGTGTCCTCAACGGGGAAAGAGTAACCCCGCCATACTTACCGCCGCGCCATTTCGCGGATTACCACAACGCTGAGAGCACTTAGCCAGTTACGGCACCACACTTTGTCGCGGTTCCATAAATGCCCTCATCGTTGCACCCTGGTCTCTTCCCAGGCGTCAAACCGGATCGCCACGCTGGTTAGGCGTCTTATCAGCATCATCATTGACTTGCACATTCCGGCTACCTGGTTTGTTTGCCCGAGCAAGGAGTGGATTGTCCCCTTTAACGTCCCCAGACCGCTAACGACGCATGTGCCATACGCCGTGTTACAACCAAATTTAGTTTAATCTTGCCTGTGTTATGTTTCTTTTAGATACATTATGTATCTCAAGGGTACATTGTCAAGTATAAAAAAACCTGCCGAAGCAGGTTATAAATATTGATTAGGCCTTTATTTTGTATCTTCTTGGTTTTCCCGAGAAAATCACTGTACCAATTATAGAGCAATTACCGTTAATCTTAATGTAAGGCTCAGGCCAGTTTGGGTTTAATGCTTTGAGATAACGCTGTGTTCCATCTTCTATCAACCGCTTGAAGGTGGTTTCGCCTGTATCGTGCATCAATGCAATAACGTCGTCACCGTGGCAGGCAGGGACTTCAGGATCAACAAAAATCATGTCTCCAGGGCGGTACTCATCAATCATTGAATCACCAATCACCCGCAAGATATAAGTCATTTCGCCACAGGGTACAGGGCAGGGGTAAGTTTCTGCTGTGCTCAAATCAACCTCAGAATAGCCAACTTCTTTCCATGCTCCGGCCTGTACCCATGATATGACAGGGACTAACGTTATTTGTTTGTTAGTGATTGAAACATCAGGTTTTTTTGTGATGTTCGTGGTCTGGTGTTCTTGATCAAGCCATCCGACAGGCAGGTCGAAACATTTTTCGATGTGCCGTGCCATGCTGTCACCGATATTTTTAGTAGCACCATCTCCCATAAACCTGCTGGTCTGGGTTGGCTCGCGATCAATCATGGTGGCAAAGGAAGAATTCCCGCCAACACCATCTCTCAGTTTTCTGGCGTTAGACCGCCGGATGTCATGGATTGTTTTCATAACGAAATTAAAACCTTTGTACCGATAAGGTACAAGTATCTTGAAGGTTCATTTCAATCATGTAATATGTATATCGGAGGTACATATTGTATGAAAGCGTATTGGGACTCTTTAACCAAAGAACAGCAGGGCGAGTTGGCCGGAAAAGTTGGCTCAACACCAGGCTACTTACGGCTGGTTTTCAATGGTTATAAAAAAGCCAGTTTTGTGCTGGCTAAAAAACTTGAGCAATGCACGTCAGGTGCAATTACGAAATCTGACTTAAGACCGGATATCCGGAAGACTGGGATGTCCTGCTGACGGATGTTTTTCATAAAAGCTGGCCGCTGGCCTCCGATCCTTCTCAACAAATGCGACTGATGGCAATGGCGGTGGACTCCGGCGGTGAAGACGGGGTCACTGATAATGCCTATAAATTCTGGCGTCGTTGCCGTCGTGATGGCCTTGGTAAACGTATTTACCTGTTTAAGGGCGACAGCATCCGGCGCGCAAAACTGATCACCCGTACATTCCCTGATAACACCGGACGAACGGGCCGACGGGCGCAGGCCGCAGGTGATGTACCGCTCTGGCTTCTTCAGACGGATGCCCTGAAAGACCGGGTGAATAACGCGTTATGGCGTGACTCGCCAGGTCCCGGCTATGTGCATTTCCCTGACTGGCTGGGGAGCTGGTTTTACGACTAA